GGAGCACGAATGGATTTTCTGATGTCGCGCCGGTTGTGTCTGACCCATCAAAAGTAATGTCTGGGATCATGCGCCACACATACCCGTAATTGTGGCCGTCACCAATGTCAAAATCAGAAGACTGAATGTACGCATTGATTGGGCTGGGCGGGTTGGTTGTGCCATCGTCCACTGCCGCCTCATGGTACACAAGTATATTGGTAGGCGCTGCCGCCATCGGAAACTGACGCAGGGGTGAATCCAGCCAAGCAGTACGATCTAACGTACCGTAATACCAAACGCGGTCAAGATAATTAAAGATGACGTAGCGGTCGATAACGTCACTATTCTTTGAGCAATAGAACCACCAGATTTCCGAATAACCTTCATTAGTGCCAGCAAAAAACTGTTCTTGTTGCTCACGGTTAATATCGTTAAAGATAAAAGTACGCAGAGAACAAGGTAACGTTTCAACCCGACCAGAATAAATGTAGAACTTGTCTACGCCCATCCAGTACACAACACCGTTGGCTGTCGCCATAGCATTGGGCGAGGCAATAGAAATATTATCCGCGAGGAGGTTAAAGCCGTACACAAACGGTGCCCCAAGATACTGCATCGAGTAAATAGCAGCATCCGTCCACACCACGATTTCTTGCCGGGTTTGCAGTGCACCAATAATTGTAGAGCCATCGGAAAGACGGTAGCTACCTGCCTGATTCGTAGCAGATGGTGTCCAGTCGGTGTAATCTTCTTGCGCGGTCCAGCGAATTAGCATGGGGTCAAATATGCCGGTACCTAATGGAGCGTCGTAATCATTGCAACCAAATGCAATAGTGATTCGTGACGAAGCGGATACCATAATCTCATTTACTTGCGACGGCACGTTTGTACCTGATATTAAGACCCCTCGTGCGGTCAATGCTGGGACTGCACCGGCACCGGGTTGCCATAAATAGATAGGCCCCCCGCGTGGGCTAAATAAAAGTTCTTCCCCAAAATTAGCTTGGCTCCACAGACGAACGGCAATAGGAACCGTCGAACTGCTATACCCCTCTCCCCACCCCGGAAATAGCGTAGCTTGAGAAACGAGGCTCCCAGTCAAATGAGACGCAGCAGTGGTGCCGTCAGCCCCACGGACACAGCCTGTAAAGTCGGTTCCGGTCTTACCGGTATACGTTATGTACTCACCGTCAATCCAGATTGCACCAGTCGCAGTAAACGTGGAAGTACCAAAAACAGTAATCGTAGTTACTACGTTATCTATAGGGCCATTTAGCGTCGAAGATGCTGTACCCGGAATATACCCGCCCCACGGAGAAACCCCCCACCCGGTACCTGTAGTGTTTATTGCAGGGCCTACGCTGATTTGATATGCGGCATCAGTATTAGCGCCACCGTTACCAACATCAGAGCTATTAGCCGCGATAGATGAGGCAATAGTATATTGCGTACCAGAAATGATACTTTGTATTTGAAACTCAGAATTAAGGATTGAGGCTGTAATGTTGCCACCAAGACTGACGGCCCCGCTAAACGTTACAAAGTCCCCTTCTTGTATCCCTGCTGCTCCTGTATCAGTAACAGTAAGCGTAGTGGACCCATTTACCGCAGCAAACGTAGTGGTGTTAGTGGTGTTAAGTCTGATAGGGGTAATGTCAAAATATGACCCCCCGTTCTCGATATAGAATTTTAAATTGGTGCCAACCCCTGCTAAGTTATATCCGCCAAGTGTTACCCAGTTTGAAAGCGAACGGCAGATACCAAGGAATGTATTGTAGGATAGCGCAGCCCAGCCACCGATCTTCTCTGGATAGCCGGAGCGGAAACGAATCTTGTCGCAGTCAAACCAACCACCTTCATTAGAAAGTGTGGTGCCTTCGCGGTTTACACCGGGGCGAAACTGTAGTTTCTGCAACGGCATGGTTGTTCCTTACTTTTGCCTTACGGCGTTGTATTGTTCGTAGCACTGCTTGAGGAGGGTTCGGGCTTCGTCGGCTCTGGCAGCTTCCCCTGCAAGAAACTCTCCATCCTCTTTAGAAAGTCCTGCTCCAGTACAGACGACGGCGGGACAGCTAGTGTTGGCGGCACTGGACACGGTACTGGGAGGGGTGGCGGTGCGACTCGGCCTGTCGCGCAGGCTGTTAGTAAGAGCAGTGGCCCGAGCGTTAAGATTCTTGATCTCATTGTCCTTTTCCTCTCGCAGCCTGTCCGCTTGAGTCTGAAGATTCTGCTCCCGCGTTCTCGCCGCCTCTTGTGCATCCGCGTACGCCGCGAACTGCTCCGTCTTTTCCTTGTCCCACTTTTGCTGAACCTCTGCCTGACCCGCAGAATTGCCCTTATAATACCCGCCCCCAAACGCCCCGGCAATCGCTAAGACGAGGGACAGGATCACCCACGGGTTCAGGAAAGCGGTCATTTTGGCGGTACCTTGGTGCCATCCAGCTTCTTGTGTACTTTCACTTCCTTGCATACCTGAACTTCTTTACCCTTTTTGTCCTTCTGCTTGTTGCAGACTTTCTTGGTCTCAGCCGCAAATAGGACGAGTGGGACAAACGCAATAAGTGCAATCAGGTTCTTCATCAGTCGATCTCCGGGTGGGGTGGTTGGACTGGGGCTGACTTGCCGCCGTAGCCCGTGGTTGCTGCTGCATCTACTATAGGAGCTGTACGCTGTACAGGGGTTGATACTGGCGCTGGACTCGGTCTAGTTGGCGCAGGGTCTGCGCGTTCTTTGTCTGTGGACAGGCCGGGAGGTGTGAACATTGGCAGAGCATCCTTACCCTTAACCGCCAGCAAAGTCGCCAAAGAGCCAAGAATATACTTGCTCATGTCTGACAGAATCAGGAAGAACTGCTTGTCCGCCGGAGCCATGCCGCTCATAGGCTGGGTCACAAACACCACGGAATACAGGCTGATACCCACCATGATAATGACCGTGCAGCAGAAGGTAAGCGCGATACAGAACTTAATTACTGCATCGTGCTGTTCCTGCGTCAGGGCAAGAAATTGGCTTATCAGCTTTAGGGGGTTCATCTTTCATGTCCTCCGGTTTCATCAATTGATCTGGGCAAGTTCCAGTTGCTGTGCAGTACGGTCTTTTACACTGCTTGGTTTCCCAGTTTTCTGGGTCTTGGCACGGGTATCTGTAACGATCACACGCACTAAGCGCCAAGCACATGAAGAGCGTGCTCGTAATGTTTCTTACGATCTTCGAGTCCAATGGTTCCTCCGTTTATCCGCTTAGTCATAGTCAGTATGTCGCCAGCATCTGCCAGCTTGTTCAGGCTCGTGGTCTCCCAGTACCAGCAGGCGCTCTGGGCTGCACCTTCAAAAGTCTGCATGTACTCGGCAGCCTCTTCAGGCGTGATGTTTAGGGACGACGCAAACCAAAAATAGTTGTCCTTGCCGGTGACTTGAATCAAACCTCTGCCACGGTACCGGAACCCTTCCCCGGACGCTTCGTTTCCATTACCCATCCGGTTGGCGTAGACGCGGTTGGCAATCTTCTCAGGGTTTCTGGCGTAGGCAGCTGCTGTGGCTTGGTCTGGAAAATACTTGGCAAACGTGCGCATCAAACCTTGGGTGCTGTAGTTCAGATTCTCACTTAAAAATACAAAGCCGCCAGACTCGTGACCGCACTGGGCCATAAACGCGGCAATGCGCTTAGGGGTGTTGATCTCGTACTCATCCAGCAGGGTCTTGCCACCAAGCTCTGTCTGCTTGCCAAACAAAGTGTCGTACCACTGTTGTGGGTACTTTGTATTGGGGACAAGTTGCCGGAACTGTTGAAGCGTAATCATTCTTCACCCCTTAAATCTTTAAGAATCTTGACTCGTAGCTCTTTCATCTTACGGGTCTCTTCTGCTGCTCTGTACAGCGCGTTGTTCATGTCCATATACATCACACCCATGACAGGCAGGGCGATCACTAGCACAAAACACAAGACCACCACGGCGACGAGTAAAGCCCACGGTACGTCTGGCTCAGACGAAGCATTACCATTACTCCTACGTACCACGCCACGACGAAAAGGATTGCTCCAACCCATACCGCTTCTTCTTTCCTTTTTCTTAGCCGCCTGCGTCTTTGCGCCGCTTCAATCTGCATCTTTGCCGTCTCACGCTTATGCGCTTCATCCTGCTCAACGACTATCTTTTGCCACATCTTTTCGTACTTGCCCCACAAGTCACCCAACTCAGGCGGGGCTTTATAGACCATCGTCTCTCTCAACTCTACTAACATGGCATCCAGTCTGGCTCTGATAATGACGCGGTTTAACGCCCGCTTGCCAATAGAATCTGTGCCCTTGTAGACCTCTGTGGCTTGTGCTTCCTGTGCCAAGAACGCTTTGCCGATGTTGTCATACGCATCCATCAGCGCACCCAGATCGTTACCAATCCGCAAGAAAACGTCGTTCGGGTCAGCCTTGGCGATCTCCTGTACCCTTGCAACTTCTTCGTTGTACTGAATCTTCTGCGCGTTCGTCGGGTTCGGTATCTTCTGGAACTGCGACTTTAGATCATCCAGTACATCTTTTACTTCCCCCGCTGCGCCCTTGATGTCCTTGTAAAGCTGGCATCCTTTCTTTACCGCAGCAACAGCAGCGTTGGCAGCAGCGAGTAGGGTTAACGGATCAATTTCTTACTCCGCCGGTACGGCAGGTTGTGCAGGTGCTACGGGCGGAGTAAGCGCCGCAATATTTGCTACGTTCCACGCATCCAGTGCGGCTTGAAACTCACTGAGCGAAGTTATGCTGCGGTTTTCAACCATTTTTCTGGTAACTGGATTACACACTTCAACTTCACCTTCCGTGCCATACCATTGAACAGCGTGAACTGAGGCATCGATTGCTGAAAGGTTTAACGAACCGTAGCCAACACCGTCAATAGAAACAAAGCCATCAGAAGGGATAATTGTTACTCGCATTTTAAACTCCTAAGGTTTGCGGTTTGTGATACCCCGGTGTGTTAAACCGGATATTCGTATTAATCTTTTGTGGCAATAATCGCGTCTACGTATTGCACAGCTAAATCTATTGCAGTGCCTGTGAACGTATGGTTGTGTGAACCGCCGCCGCCAGTTGATGATGAAGTCGTAGCCCCACCACTTCCCGAGGCATAATCAGCACCGCCCCCGATTCCTTGGACAAGATTCCCCGAAACAGTGTGCGTATGGTTTGGCATTTGCGAGGTAATTAAGGTAGTGCTTCCCACAACCCCGGAAACAGCTTGAGAAGTGAAAGCTGTGGTAAACGGAACGGAGCCACCTGAACCTGCCGAGCCAGACACAATACGTAGCGCTTTATTATCGTGTGTCGTAGACTTTGTCCACCCTGTAGGCGCTGTTGTTTGTATAAACGTTAATGCCGTACCCGCCGGAAACGTGGGTACAGGACCGCTTGCCCAAGCTGTACCATTTGAAATTAAAACATTGTTTGCCGCACCGGGGGCTACAAACTGAACATTTGAAGTACCGTTCCCTATCAATACGTTATTTGCTGTTAAGCTATTTTGCCCGGTACCCCCCGATCTAACCGTTAACGGGGTAGGTAAATAATTTAAAGCGGTAACAACATTAATAACATCAGAAAAAATAATAGTAGTGCCGTTAGCAGCAATAGTCACCCCCGTACCAGCAGGGGTTGTATTGCCAAGTGCTGTGGAGCAATAAATAGTTGCGTTATACGCGCTTGAATTACGTACCACATAAAACTTTTCTACTGGTGGGATGTAAACGTTGAAATCGGCACCTGTAGTCGTGGTCAAATTGACCACCATGTTACGGGACTGATCCGGAACGCCATTAGTAGCAGTTAACGCCTGATCTGAGGACGTAATCGATACAGATACATACCCTGAAATAGCATCTTCTATAAGTGTGCCAAGATTTGTATTAGTAGTAGAACCCCAAGTGCCCGACTGTTCGCCAGTAGCAATCAGTTCAATACGTAAATTGGGAGAATATGTAGAAGGCATGTTATTCCTTTAGCAGCGTTTTGCTACTATAAAAGTTGTGGGACAGTGCCGCCTTTTGCCGCAGCAAGAAGTACCTGCTGGCTACTTTCATTAGCTTTAACCATCTCGTTTCTAAACGACTCAACAGCCGCGCCGGTCTGTCTTTGTTGTTGACTATTTTCTATCATTAGCATTGGCAACCACGCAATTGCACAACCCCACTCATCAACTTGCTCACCGGTGTTTGGGTTTGCTCCGCGCAACTGCGTAAACCACGCGCAATCAAGTTGCTTGCATGGCTCAAAAGAATGAAGTGGGCAGTTACTTTTTGGTCGCATTTGCATTGGTTATTATCCTTTGTAGTCAAATGGGTTTGTGCTTAAACCTTTTTTAAAAATATGGTACTGCAACGAGAAGCGAAGGGGCGCTTGAATGTTGGGCATTGCAGTTGCATGCAACAACGGCGGAGTAATATCTATTGCTTTATTAAACTCCGGATAAATGGCTCTTACACCTTCTCCGTTGTCTTCATCATATAAATAACATCCACCCCAATTACGATCCCACTCCTCGTTTAAATAGACAGTTATAGACCGTTCATATATGACATCGTTATGCCACGGAGCAAAACTATAACGGCCACCTGTAACATAGGTTATGTCCGCTTCGTAGTCTAAAAGATTAATATCTGTAAAATGAACCGCCATGTGTTTCATAGCTTGTTCTTTTAAGGCGTCCACTAACTCAACCATATACATTGGGCCACTAAAACCAATAATATTCGCTACGTCCGCAGGTAAAGCAGGTTCCCCCCAAGTAGTATGGTTGGTTCGAACCACTCTTTGTGTACGAACAAAGTTTTTTACGTCCCTTATAAAATCCAAAGGGAGCGTGCTTGATATAGTGCGTAATCTGTTCATAAAAATTTAATTTTTGCTGGCAATAATTATGTCAATGTATTGCACAGCTAAATTTATTGAGCTTCCAGTGAATGTGTGGTCGTGTGAACCGCCGCCGCCAGTTCCGCTACTTGTTGCATTTCCTCCACTCCCCGAGCCGTAATCAGCGCCACCACCAATACCTTGAACCCGGTTACCGGATACATTGTGCGTGTGGCTTGGTATTTGCGATGTTGAAAGCGTGGTCGCGCCAACCGTACCGCCCGCTGATTGACTTGTAAAAGCTGTGGTAAATGCAACAGAACCGCCGGTACCCCCACCTGTACCAGATACCACGCGCAACGCTTTGTTATTCTGGGTCGTTACTTGTGTCCAGCCAGTAGGTGCAGCGGCTTGGTAAAACAAAAGAACTGTTCCAGCAGCGAATCCGGGGGCAGAACCACTTGTCCAAGTTGTACCGTTTGAAGTTAAGACATTTCCGCTTGTACCGGGAGCTACGACTTGAACTGCGGAGGTACCGTTGCCAAGAAGTACGTTGTTTGCGGTTAGTGTAGTAGCACCCGTACCACCGTTTGCTACTGGCAAAGTCCCGGTTACCCCTGTAGTGAGTGGAAGCCCCGTTGCACTGGTTAATGTGCCGCTGGAAGGCGTACCCAAAGCTCCACCATTGACCACAAAAGCGCCCGCAGTGCCGGTGTTTACTCCCAATGCAGTTGCAACACCTGTACCAAAACTTGTAATGCCTGTACCGCCGTTTGCTACAGGGAGAGTGCCGTCTACGTGCGTGGCTAAACCAATCTTGCCGTAACTGGGGGCAGCACCAACACCACCTGAAATCAACGCATTTCCAACGGCTACGTCCGCCAGTTTAGCTATAGATGTAGAAGTATCGGCAAAGAGGATGTCACCCACCGTATACGAAGTCTGACCTGTGCCGCCCAAAGGTGCGGATACCGCAGTGAAACCCGATGCCAACGACCCCGCAGCAAGAGCGCCCACACCCGTGATGCCCGTATAAGACCCCGACAACCGCGACGTACCCAGAGAACCTGAAGTAATGTTGTTTGCGTTTGTCGTGTCTGTAGTTGCTGATGCCGCCAAGCCAGATACCGCAGCGGATGAAATGGCAATCGCCGTATTTACGGCGTTAGTGATCTGCCCCTGAGCGTTGACTGTAAATGTGCCAACAGAAGACTGCGATCCATACGTCGCTGCTGTTACTGCGGTGTTGGCAATATTAAATGTGTACGACGGAGACTCACTTAGCCCTGTCCCTGCTGTGTACGTAATCGGCGCAGAAAACTGCTGGAAGACAAGCGCGGTCGTACCAACTACTATAGGGGGCGCAGTTTGCTGTACCCAAGCGGTATTGAGATTAACAACGCCGCCGGTCACTAGGAAGAAATCGCCCTCGTCAATCTGATTAACCCCAGTACCAGCGGTGTCAAAGTCAGTTGCGCGAGTCAAAATAAAAGGAGCGCCGGGCGATGAATTGCCTGCTTGGGTTAGCGTGTAAACACCATTATGCGCACCGTTTGCTTGGTCTTTAATCAGAACCCGCGTTCCGTTATCCGCAGGTGAGGTGAACGTATAGCTATCAATCGTTAAAGCGCCATTAGCATCTCCGGTCAGCGTTGCGCCAACACCGGATGAGCCATTGTTATAAGTACAGGCGGGCAGTGCTGCGGTAGTTGCATAGGCCACTGCTTCATGAAAGTGAATACCAGATGCAATTGCGTCAGCGTACTGCTTATTAACAATATCCGTGTTGTTAGTTGGGGTGGTGGTAATTGTACCTGTGGTCAGCGCAATCGAGTTTGCTGTAAGTGCGTCAAAAGCTTGCTGAACCGTGTAGGTATCCGCCGTGTCCCGATACACAGACCGCTCTGACGGGTACGTACAAAATACATTTTTAGTGCCCGCAGAAAAAGGCACGAGCGTGCCGCCAGTACTTGAGGACAAAACTGTATCACGCGAAAGCGTTGTACCTGACGCTGTGTACGTACCAATACCGACTTCCCAATCGTGTAACAGTGGATCAACAATTGCGTAGTAAGTAGTATTTCCGTTGCCTATGGCGGCGAAAGATTGATACCCAAGAACCGCGCCACTAAGCGTTACAGTCCCAGTGCCCACCGTAGTGGTTGTTTGTTGAACTCTATCTTTAACTATGAGCGCCATTTTTTATCCCTGCGTGTTTATTAGCTGCCATGATACGGACTGCGAATCGTCAATAAGTTCCCAGAGAAGCCTTCTAGTTAATTGATCCGTACCTGCTACATTTTCAGTAACACCAGCATAAAGCACCCCCAAGGCCGAGGATAGCTCCGAAGCTTCAATACTTTCGCTTATCGCTGCGCCAAACGTTGACGCCTCCACTAACGCACTGTCAGTACCAGTACTACTTTCCCCTATGACGCTACTAAACGCCATCAACGCGCTAACTATTTCTGAACTGGTACTTGCTTCTAGTAAAGCTGCGTTAAAAGTTGAGAACGCTGCAACGCTATCTGCTCCAACCACAGTTTCGCTACTTGTAGAAGCAAATGCTGCCCCCGCCCCCGTTATTTCCGATACAGCCGCAGCTTCCGCAATATCGCAGGAAATAGCTAAGTTAGACGCACTTGGGTCACCCGCAAATGGTCCATTAGCATATGGGGCATCAGCAAACACGATTTATGCCGCGTCAAGACTAAACGTGTACGTCACATTAAGCGTATCTCCAGCTACCACAACCCGATCCCCCGGAGACTGAAAATCTGATTCGGAAAACAAAATGCCTGATGTGCCGCTGGATACTGAGCAAAGAAAAGCGCCTGCAACCGTGCCACCAGCACCTGAAATAGTGAAAGAAGATGGCGCCGCAGAATTACTAATCACTGAGGGGTCAGCGGTAGTGGCGGTGCCAAAAGTAACTGCTTTACGGGAGCCTACATAGTCGGTGAATTCCGTCCACGCCTTTGACGCTAGGGTATCTGCGGCTGCAAACGTAGTGCCAGAACCGGGACCAGTAACCAACCCAAGAAACCAAGCTGCCGTATAAGTAGAGCCTTTAAAATACTTAGTGTTCATGTCTTGCAGTCCCTCATTGACCACAAGATTGTGTTTAGTGGTTTCCCATTTCAGGTCGCCGTCTTTATCTAAGCACTGAACATGAAATACGCCGCCCGCTTTCATACCGTCTGATGTGCCAGTACGCGCTGTAAGCGACGAAGCCACGTTATCTGTACCTGCGGATTTTGCTATAAGCATAATAACCTCTCAAGGAAAACGAATTAGTGCCGTCGTTGCCGTATTCGCTGGCATGGTGACGGTATTGTTTACACTACTAAAAGTTTTGTCTGAACCAAAGTCCAGCACTGCCACCGACTTGTTGCTACGAGTCACGTTATAAATCAAAGCCCCACGAGCAATAAAGTTTGCACCGGGCCAAGACACATCAGCAAAGTCTACGTAGACAGTACCAGCATCAGGGCCAGTTGTTTGTGTGCTGATTGTCACACCCGTCATGACTACGCCACCCGCTATATACCCCGTGCCTGTTACTTCATTGCTTGTTGTGTACACAGTGGTCAACTGCCCGATGTCAGAAAACGCGGTGTACAACGCCATCTTCAATGTGTCGGTTGCCAAGTTCTGCCCTGACTGGAGCATCTCCTGCTTAAAGCTGTTTGTGAGTCCCTGTTGAATAGGCATTACGGATTCACCTTAATCTTAGCCTGACCATCACGGTAAGCATCGCCACGCTCAAGTCCAGTACCCAGACGATTCAGTTGACCCATAGCCTCTTGGTACTTCTTCTCGTACTGCGCGGTCAAATCAATTTCACCCTTTAAGAACGTGTACGCTTCTACTAACGTGCCGTACAACAGAACAGGCGAATAATTATCGCCAAGCCATGTACGACCATCAGCCGCAACCGTGATTGACTCAGGGTAATAGTAGTAGTGCAACTCAACGCTGTAGCTGGTATCAGGTGTCGGGCCAAGAATAAAGCTCAACTCATCTGTAATAACGCCAGACGCAACGGTAGGGCCGAACAGAGCGTAGTACTTAGGAATAGCTTGATCGGTTGGGCTTGGGTACGCAGCGCGGATAAAATTCACATCTTTGTTTAGCAGGTACTCATACGCGCCGGTACCATCAATAACCGCCATCGAAAAAACGGACAAAAAGTCATTAGGGCATGACAAATATTTATTGCCGCTAGAAGTTACGCCTGTGACGTTTTTGCGCAACGGCGGAATTTGCACCGTGTTATAGATGCGCTCTTCGGCTTGCGTGATGAACGTATTGATCTGTTCAGTACCGTCAGACGTAGTCGTGCCTGTACCTGCTACGTTCGTCCACGTATTCGACGGGAAGTCGTTTTGCAGGTAATTCTTAACGGCAAAGAACAGTTCGGTATACGTCACAATTCACCTCAAGCCATAGGGCCACGGCACATAAAGCCTTTAGTAGCAGCGCCAGCGCCACGCATCTTGATGCCGGTAGTCTTTACATCGTCAGCATTAGGGTCGCCCGCTGACACGCGCATAGCCGGTTTACCGGGTTTAACTTCACGTGCTGAAAGTGTATTAGGGTCTTTAGCTATGCTGATAGCTTCTTTAACGTTCACTTTTTTACCGTCCATGGTGTGTGGCTCCGCATAAACAGCAGCTTGGCCTACTTCTTTGCCACCCTGCTTTTGTGAGTATTTGGCCATGATTAGCCCGATTTCTGGTTTGCAGCACGAGCCAGATTGCGACCCATGGCTTTCATCTGCTCAGAAGTCACGCCGCCCTTGGCCATCTTCTTGGCACCGTGCATACGCTGCTCATGGCCCTTGACTGCTTTCTTAGCAATCTTCTCCATAAACGGTTTGTCCTTCTTGATGTCTTCGTGTTTCATATCAACTCCTAAGTAATTGTCACGCTGCCCACTACACTGATAGGAGCTAAAGCATTCGGCGTCAACCCCGCGTCATTCCCGCTTGCTCCACCAACCGGTGCCCAACCCCACTGAAACACCCGACTACCACCAGAAGGATCGCCAAAGTCGGTATTCAACGTCAACTGCAACCCTGTATATCCTGCCTGCCTGTAGCTGTTATCTGGCCGTGGTTCCCGTACTGCCTGCGGGTCGTCTACCGGATACATACCTAATTGTAACTGCGGTTGATCGGGTTCCCAACACGTCGGGCACACCTTAATCGTAACCTGCTTTGTCTTAATAATGAGCTTTTTTAGGTATTTCAGCTTGTACCGAAACCCGCATCGATCACATTCCGAGATCGAATTTTTAGCTGAACTGAACCGATTACCCATCGTTAAGCGATAAAGAACTCACGTGGAACCAAGCGATCCGCAGCCTTCTCGCGGTCTTCCGATGCAGCCAACTCCCACGCCTCGTCATACATCATCTTCAGCGCCATCACACGATCCGCAGATACCTCGGGCTTCTTCACGGCCAACATATAAGCAAGTCCCGCCACCATGCAGTTCTGGAAGCGGAACGGAATATCGATAATGTTTGTACCGGTACCGGCGTCATAGATGCGCTTCAGTCTCCAGTAATAGAACACGTAGTACGGCTGCAAAGTGGTGCCTTGATCGGGCGCAGGCCAGACGTTAATCTGTGGGTGCTTCGCAGCAGCCGGTAAATTTGAACCCACGTTTTGCCCCGACTGGCGGTCAATCCAAACCTGAATCGGACGCCCCTGAGCCAGCTTATTAGGGATAGTCGAATAGGTGGAGACGCTGATACGGGTGATGTTCAGATCAGTCTGGTTAGGACCCTGTCCGGAATCAGTGCGAATAACATGTTCAATAAGATCAACGGTATCATCAGGTAGATCATAGGTCGTTACCCCCTGTGCCAGATTAATAGAGCCCTGCTCGATGGTCCACAGGTTAATGCCCCGGTTCGCCCACTCACCCATCAGGAAGTTCAGACTGCGCCGCGCCGTACGGAAGTCATACCCCGTGCGAAGTTCCAAGCCACAACGCTCAAACGCCTCTTCGAATATCTCGTTGAGGTCGGGGTTAAACGCAGTTGTGTTGGTTGAATAGGCCATTATCTATACCCCGCCGTTTTCTTAGCTATGCCCTTGGGCTGTGCAACGAACTGCTTACCTTTTGCTTTCCCTGCCCGCTTTGCCTTCGTTGTGGCTGCATACTCGGCTGGGCTTAACGCCTTGATCGCCTTTTCCGGGAGATACCTCTCGCCGGTCTTTGACGATGGCTTTCCGCTTTTGGTTCGCCATTTCTGGTCCCCCCAAGCTTTCAAGCTTTGCTGTGGCGCTTTCATCGCATCATACCCCGCGTCTTACCGCGTTGGGCTATTCCGTCTGCACGGGCGGAAGCTGATTTAACTGCACCGCCTTTTTTGTACAGCTTAGGTTTTCTTCCCTTTAGCCCTTCTAGATCAGGCATCATTCCGCCGCCACCGCCAGCACCCCGTGCGCTTTTTATAAAAGACTTAGCAAGTCGGCGGTCATCTTTCGATATATCCTTTTCTTTCACAACATCATCGGCTGTAAGCTTAGACATTTTTTCCACGCGCTCAGCACGTTTAGTTATGTCCGTGTCACGAGCATAGTCAGGATCACTAGCTAAAATCCTTTGTATCTCTCGCTCTCTAGCCGTATCAGTCACGGTAGCCCCCACCTGCTGCCTTGTACTTCTTCGCCACAAGCTGTGCTTTGCGGGCTGACCACTGACCTGCGCCTGTGCCATGGGTGGCTGCGGACTTTACTTGGCTTACGATCTTCTTACGAAGTTCTGGCTTGGTGTAATTACCAGCAGCGTTGACCTTCCCACCTTCTTTGTACTGCGTAAAGTCGGTGTCATCCCGGCGAGCCTTTTTCTTAGGCTTCGGCATCTTGGAAGGGTTAATGTCACCCATGCCACGCGAGGCCATCATTAGCAGGCTCCGCCGCGCTTCATACCTTTGTTGCCAGCCATGACGATCTGCTTGCCTTTGGTCTTGCCTTTGACAGCAACGCCATCACGGCTAGGAGCAGCAGTCTTAACCGCGCCCATCTTAGTCATGCCGCCAGCAGCCATTTTTTTCATAGCGCCTGTTTTCAGTTCGCCGACGATGCGTTTCTTTTCTGCCATCAAATTCTTTTTGCCTTTGGCCGACGATGCCTTTTCAGCATTTACGCGACCAAGTTCTTCCAAACGATTCATACGTGATGTGTTAGCCATACCGCCTCCTGATTTAGTGAACTCTTTACCTACGCTTGTTGGAACGCCAACCTTTTTTGCAAACTTTGGATTGTTCGCCACAGCTTGCATGAACTTTTCCTGCTTTGCTGACTTGGCAGGCATTACACCATCCTGCCCTTCGTCTTACCACGCTGAGCGCAGCCATCAGCCGCTTTAACGTAGCCGCCCTTTTTCTTACCAGTGACGGTCTTTACCACCTTGTTTAGCTTGGCCTGTGCGGTATCAGGATTTTTCTTATCCTGCTCCGCCATACGTTTTTCAGCCTCAGCGTTCTGCTCAGGTGTGCCCATGACGTTCTCGTACATGCGGCGTCCGATTGATTTATCAGCCATGATTAAGCCCTTGTCTTTCCGCGAATAGCGATACCGTCAGCACGGGATGAAGCAGAACGCATAGAGGGCTTGGCAGTTTTAACCGAACCCATCTTGGACGCCATTACCGAGCCACCATTAGCGTACTTCTTGACTGCGCCACCCGCTTTTTTACCCGGACGAGCATCTCGGCCTTTTCGTGTTGCTTGTCTAACAGGGTTGCCTTCTACGTCGTATAAAACGCCAGAAGAATCCTTATACGCATTTGTGGCTAGCTTTCCGGCTTTAGAAACGGCCCTTTTCCCCTTGCCCGCATACTTCCCTTTGTTCGGGTCTTTAACGTCCTTCATAATTGAAGTAACTTCTGCGGCGTGCTGTTCCGTAGGAGGTTGGTATCCGCCTTGCCCTGCTAGAGTCTTGTCTGGTCCGCGTTCTTTATTACCTGCTGCAATACCAGCATCCACGCCTGTATTTGTGCTTGATCCTTGGTTTGTTGTGGATGCGGAACCATCAGCGGCTTTTTTGACTACGTTTTTGATTACAGGTTTCTTTTTAACTACGGGAGCATTGCCGCCACCTCCGCCGCTAGTTATCCGGCGATGAGTTTCAACCGCCGAATCCATTCTGTCTTTTTCTTTAGCACGGTCTTCCTCAAAAATTACACCGGGTGGAGGCCTAACAAATGGTTTGTTGTCCGACGTTGTATCCGACGTTGTATCCGTCGTTGTATCGGTTCCTGCACCACCCCGATAAGCACCGGAGGCACGACGTGCAGCTACGTCAGAGCTTTCATCCGCGCCCTTCTTCTTACGCGACATCAGGTAAGCAAGAGTACCCAGACCGGCCAGAGCACCAACAGTGCCGCCGACATCAAAACGCTTAGTGCGTGCAGAACCCTTTGCAGGTTTAGCTTTGCTCTTCATCTTTTTTCCCCTTAATACGGTTGGTCAACCCACGTACCGTATCGGACTCCCAGATACGAATGCTGAACCAGACAATAGACACAAGTGAAAACACAGTAGGCAACCACGAAAGTAGGACGCCCAACCCCGCAATAATGGAGATGTTGTCCATGAAATCTGGTTCGATGTGATCTTTTAGCATTTCCAAGCCCTCAAACTTTTATTGATCCGACTGTTCGGGTCGTTCGCGGTTTTCGACGAGGTGAGCTTCTTTTTCATCCCTTCCATTCTGGAACAGAATGATTTTTTCCTTGCGCCGCCTTCCGGCTGGGGGGCTTTCAACCCCGGCTTCCCCGGATTCGCTGCGTTGTAGGAGGCTCTCCCTTTGGCGTTTAGACCACCCTTGGGATTTTTGCCTTCTTTCCTCGTCCATGCCGGGGTCTTAGCCATAGAACACCGTCGCAGTTACCGATGAGCCACACCCCACAAAAATACCGTTAGGGCAGTAAATACCTTCACCGGGGATCAAGATAGGCAGACCAACGGTGTTGAAGGTGTCGATTTCCAGCGCAAGACTGCTATATGCCGTGACGTTACCGCTTGTCGTAGAAACCACCAAAGGGTCTACACAAGTAAACGTATCGTCGCCCGTCTTCGTAATCGTATACACGCCATCCCGCGCAGTGCCAGACGTAAAGTTCAAGAACACGCGCTGCCCAGTAACAAAGCCGTGGTTCACTATCGTGACGGTAATTGTGGAACTAGGGTTTGTACGAGAATACGTACCAGACTCATTAACGGTTGGGTCGCAGATAGCAACATTCCTCGCGGATACCGTTGCGCTTGTCACCGTAATGGATTTCAACCGTACGGGCGCTTGCGTTACCAACAGTCCAGTGTTTGCGGCACGGGCGGATTTAACGTCAGTCTGCATCATGGCCTATTCCTATCCGTAAAAAATAGTCATAGTGACGTTAGTAGACGGTAGCAAACAGAACAAACCGCCTGTTGCAAGGATGCCCTCACCCGGAATCAACGTGTAAAAAGACGTACCCGAAGAGCAGTCCAGTTCAACAAGGACTTTGGGGTACAGCGTCACATTACCGCTGGTAGTCAGACTCGCCGTTGTTACAGTGAACGTATTAGTTGTTACATTCGCTACAACATAGCTGTCGTCTACCGCTGTACCACTAGTGAAGTTAAGCCCAACTATGTCGCCGTTCGACAGCCCATGATTGGCAATAGTCACGGTGCAGGTCGTTGAACCCGGAATATCATACGTTCCCGTCAACGCCCCCGCAGTATCAACTACGCACGAGTTAAAAGTGGTAGACGTAACAGGGGATATAACCACGCCTTTTAAACGTGTGCGATCAGCATACGCCAGCGATGAAGCTGTTGCATGGAACGACTTTACGTCGTATTGCATAGCCATATCGGCCCCCTAATTAGACGTTCTGCTGACCAACCAGCGGATCAACCACGAAGTAAGTGATGTAGCCAGCAACAGTGCCAGCGCCCGAGGTGTTATCGGTCACGGTTACATACGACAGTTCAGTCGATGCTGCAAAGGTCAAACCAGAAGTGATAACGCCCAATGCCGAAACAGCCAAGCCAGAGGCGAAGAAGTTGTTGTCAGCAGTGCCGGAGTTGTAGCCGGTAGCGCCAAGGTCACAGGTGCCTGTGCCAGCGTCAGTAATCACCACAGACAGGATAACTGCGCCAGCCGGGAGAATGAGCGAAGGTGCGCCGGAAACCGAAGAAACTTTGACTTGGGTGCCAGCAGTAGCTGGGGAAGCATCAGCGATGTAGAACTCAGCAGCCATGACGCCGGAGCCACAATATGCGGTGCGAGTTTGATCGCCGCCGCCCGAACGCCAAATACTTTGGGTAGTAGAAAGTGCCATTTGAATTTTTCCTCATGCGGTTAGGTGCGACGATCTGCATGAAGTCAGGCCGGGGAGCCTGTTCGATCGCACCGGATAAACCCCGGAATTCATTACTTTATATACCAAAAAAGGGGGGCGGTAAAGCCCCCCTCTCTCTTACGCGCCTTGCGAGCCGTACATGCCCAGCGGGTCAGACCAGCCGAACGAGTAACGCTCACGAGCCTTGTAACGAACGTTACCAGTATCGAAATCACCGTCCATGGACGTAGACATCGGGGTACGAACAAAGTGCTTCATGCCGTTTGGAACGTCAGTGGTCAGGAACCATGCGTTTGTGTCGGTCAGGAAGTGGTTGATCGTATAGCCTTCTGGGATCGAACCGTTGTTCTTCAGGGCGTTGATGTCGTTGTCGTTGGTACCAACACGGAGGCTGGTTTCGAGCAGACGAGTAGCAACGAACTGCAGAGCAGGTGGAACGATCAGCTTTTTAGGCTTAGCAGCAATCAGCAGGCTACGTTCGTCAGTCCACGCAGCGATCTGAATCACAGCGTTTTCCAGCGAAGTTTCATTCAAGTCAGCCGGAGTTGACGGAATGTTGCTGTTGGTGCCACCAGAAACCAGAGGGTGCGCAGACGAGAACAGAGCCACGTTGTCACCACCGGGGTAGGACGACGAGAAGCCGTTGTTCAGGACGTTAGCAGCCTTGACTTGCTTGGTGTAAGCCATAGCACGAGCCAGAGCTTTGGTATAACGAGCCGACAGGCTGTCATACAGGTTGTCTTCGATGGCCTCTTCGGTCAGCGAGAAACCCAGAGCAATGGTTTCGTGGTTGTATCGAGCAGTCCAAGCTTCCTGCGCATTGTCATAAGCAATCGCAGAGCCTTCGTTCTTGACTGGAGCAGCCGAGAAACCCGACAGTTTTGTTTCTTCTTCGAATGAACGCTCGGAAGTCTCAGATTCGTAGATTTCCTTGTGCTCTTCGCCGTAGCGGGCATACTCCAGACCGAACAGGGCGTTCAGGCCGGGGAGCAGCTCTTTCAGTAGTTGTGCGCGTGAAATAGCCATGATTTAAGCTCCTTATGCTACGCCAGTAGCGTTGTTGTACGAATGATAGCCAAAGTTGAATTTGACGATCAGTTCGGTGTAACCGCTGGAAGTTGCGGTGTCAGGAACACCATCAACTACACGCATCGGCAGGGATGTGCTAACAGCATTAGCGAACACACCAATACGGGAATTGCCGCTGGTAGCGTTGCCTGTGTTCAGAATCAGAGTGGCGTTATTGCCCACAACGACTTGAGACACGGCGCTGATAACCAGACCGGTGGTATTGACGGTATTGCCAACCGAAGCAACTTTGTAAAGCTGGTCGGGGTCATCTGCAATGTACGCATACGCATCTGTTACACCAGACGCAAAACCGGGCCAGTACTGGCTGAAGGTCTTCTGCTTGGTCACAGGGTTAGTATAAGTACAGCCAAGGAATACACCAACAACGCCAGCTACTGGCGAAGAATCAGTATCCAGAGTCGAGATGATAACTGTGCTATTTGCGGAACTCAGTTGAACTACGTCACCGTAATAAATAGCAGTGTTGTAGTTGATCGAGCCACCACCGTTACCGATAGTGGGAGTGATCGGCAACTGACGGGTTGCACCTGCGAAGACCTGACCACCAATCAAGTTGATTGGCTGTAGGCCGTAAGGAGCACTTACAGTAGGATAAGCCATGATTTAACTCCATAAATTATTTACCAGAGCCAAAGGTCGTTGATGACTTCTTCTCGTTAAAGAGAGGCATACGCGGATCACTCTGGCGCATCAGGTTGTTGTCTACAGCATTCATCTGGTCGTTAGCTTGTTTTGCGTAATAAGCATTACGCTGTTTAACAAACTCTTCCGGAGTCTTGCACAACATCAACCCACCAATTACAACCACATCTTTCGAATTTGTATCGTCCGTGATGTGGTAATGCAGCTCAGGATGCTCGGAAGCCTTGACAGGTTCCCAGCCTTCACGTCGCTTTGCGGAGATATTCAACGGGTCTGCAGTGTTCAAAGTGGACACTCGTACCCAGCGAAACGCATAGCCCGGCTCAGGATTCGGCGTCGGTAACAACTCTGGCGGTGCCCATGTTGCCGTACGCATATTTTTCGAGCGAGAGTCAAGCTCTCGGGTGAGACGCGGTTCGTTTGCCATTATTGATTCTCCTGTTCTGCAACCTTCTTGGCGTAAAGTTCAAGTGGTACATTTAAACGCTTTGCTATTGCTACTTGCGAAGCACTTAACTTTACCTTCTTGGGCGACGTGCTACGTGTAGCTGGTGCTACGACAGTAGCCGGTTTGGCACGGGAAGTAACCTGCTTTTGACGCGGTTCCTCTTCCTCGGTTTCCTGAGTGTCTTGCTGGCTCCCGAAGTAATCGGGGAAACTTCTTCGCATACGAGAGTTGATCTTCTCGTAGTATTCATCTGATCCAACGTAACCCTGACCATATTGTTCAACTAGCACTGAATGCACGCCCAAGGCGGTGGCGCTCATGATCCTATGGTCAGGATCGGCTTGATTACCGTACCACGGGTTGTCTGACAACCAATCTTGCAGCTTGTCGTCCCGAGGTGCAGAAGCCTGTTTAGGCGGACTATACTCGGGTTTTTCCTGTACTTCAATAGGTCTAAGGTTCTCAGCCTTGTCAAGCTTCAGCGTCGCACTAGCAATATGCCGTTGAGCTTCCACCATTGCGTCAGAGTTGCCAGATTCATAAGCCTCTTTGTACTTACGCTCGGCGGCTTCTAGCTCCAACTGGGCAGAGGATTTACCCTGCTCAATAAACAGTTTGGACCCTTCAGACAGTTGCAGTTGTAGTCGCTGGTTTTCCTCGTATACCTGACGGGCAAAGTCTTCCGCAGCTTGCCGCTCACGCAGTGCTTCTTCCTTAGCACGGCGCTCGTCATGATAACCTTTTGTAAACTTTTTGATCCGTTTTTGAACTTTTTCGTCATACGAAGCTAGTTCGTCCTCATCCACGTCTTCTGGTGGATCGGCCATGGGCCTGCGGCCCCGGTCCTGCGGTGGGGTGTCATCGACGATTTCAAGGTCGATTTCGGGTGCAGCTTCAGCCTTGGGGGCTTGAGCCTTTAACCGTTCTTCCTTTTCGTCGGGAAATTCAAACTCGACTTGATCCATTCACTTCTCCTTATGCACGTGAGATACCACGGGGGTCTTGGACAACTGCCTCAACCGTATCGTCGTTAATCAGCCGGAACTCCCGACCGTGGATTTTCAGGCGGGTGCCTGAATTAGGGCGAGCCAAGATAAAGTCACCTTCCTTACACCATGGACCGGTGGGGAACTTTTCTTTATCGGTGTAGGCATCGGGGCCCAACTTGACTACAAAAAACACTGTTGCCAGCACTTCCTCAAACCGACGAGTCTCGTCAGCTTTAATAAGACCGCTCTCGTACTTCTCCTCCGCTTCAGGTAGAGCTACAAGAATGTGCCACCCAGATGGGATAGGCAGTTGTGTTGCCTTCTCTTCCGCAGACTTATCCAAAACAGCAGCCAAATCTACAGCTTGAGCCAGATCAACATCATTAGTCATCAGATTTCTCCAGTCGTTGCACGAGGTCGTCTATAGTTTCCGTAGCCAAAGCTAGACCCCGGATTACTCCGGCTACGTATTTGTACTCTTCCATACTGCCCGCAGAGCCGTTCGCTAGGGACTCGGCTCGATGTTTTTGCTCGTCCTTAAACTTATCCTTCAAATAGCTCAGGACGGTTTGGTCGTTCATTTAGTCTCCTTTGGCCTTTGCATCTGTGGTTGTTGTGCACGGCGCTCTTCACGTCGTTCTTTAGAGGCTTGCATACCCAGCTTCACACCTTCTGCCTGCATCCGTGCATCCAACTCGTTGCGAGCATGTGTAGTCTTGGCACCGACTTGCATACCAGCGATCTTCTCTTGTGCTGCGATGCGAGCCTGCTCCACTTGCAACTGCTGCTGTTTGAGTTGTGCATCGACCATATCCTTTTGCATCTTGCGCTGAATCTCCTGCTGTTTAAGCTGAAGCTCTTGCTGCTGCATCTGAATAACTGGGTCTTGTGCCTGCTGTTGTGCTTGCTGCTGTGCTGCCTGCTGCTGGTTCTTCATCAAGAGGCGTTGTGCTGCTTGCGCTGACATCTGTGCAACTTGCGCTGCAACTTCCGGTGACATCTGTTTGTTCTGCTGCTCGGTCGGCAACATGACACCAAGTTGCTTCTCGATCTCTTTGCGATACTGGAAGCCAAGATGCTCGTTGATGTGGGCCATAGCTGCTGCTTGAATCTGCGTAGCCATAGGGTTGTTCTGCATCAACTGTTGAATCATCGGGTCTTGGATAGCTGCCATGTGCACCGCGATGTGTGCCTCGTGATCCTGTTCAATGAATGCTTTGACAGGTTTGCCCATCAACACATTCTGGTTCTCTTGAACTGGGTCTACAGGCGTAGCATCATCTTCTGTCGGCACCAACTTATTGGCGTTCTTGATACCCAACACCTCGATCATCTGACGGTGCAAGAGTGGCAGGTCGTACAACTGTGGTGCGCCTTGGGCCAACTGAATCACTGCCTGATACTGCGTAATCTTCTGCGCCATAGTGGCCGCGTTAGGATCACTGACAGGGATGATGTCCACGTGGTCGTAGTCGCTACGCTTAACTGAGCGAGTACCATCTTCTGGCTCGTAGGTGTAGTCAGGCGAGGTGTAGTCCGCAATGATAGTCTTTAACAGGCGGAACTCGTTCTTCATCGCGTAGTGCAGGCGACCTTGAACTGCTGTGCTGATCTTCAGTGTGCGCTCAAGAATAGCGAGCGTAGTACCTACCGGTGCATTAGCCGACATGTCGCTGACGTTAATGTCACCAGCAGACGCAAAGCTACGACCTTCCTGAATAATCATCTGCAACAACTGATACAGAGTCTGACTTGGCTCTTTATATGGCAGCGGCAAGATGTTGTCGCGTATAGAGCCTGACGCCACATCCACGTCACGGAATTCACCCGGAGAGATCGGCGTGTCATCACCCTTGATGCGCAGTCCTTTTGCTTTCAGACCACCGGGCAAGTTAACCAGCGTACCTGCATCAACCAACTGACGCATGATGGCTGTCGCTGCCTTAGCGTAGCCACCGATCAAGTGAATGAACCCGAAGCCATAGAAGCCAAAGCCGGGAACATAAACGTAGTGCACGAAGTGATTGCGCTTTAATTTAAGTTTGTCGTCCTCGTACCAATTCCTACGAATAGACAGAATAGTACCGGTGCCCTTCTCAATAGTGACGACGTAAGGTAATGCTATACCGGTTGGCTCGCCATGCTTGTCGGTGTCTTCAAAGCCGGGCAAATCAAGTTCCACGTGCATCTCAAGCACTTTATAGCGGCTATCGACGTTACCGATGTAGCCCTGCTCGCGTTCCTTTTCCTTCTCAATATCGTCCAGCACGTTCTGTGGATCACCTAACTCCACGTCACGATAGAAGCCCGCCACTTGAAGTTTGCGCAGGTCGTTCTTGGTCTTGCGCATGATGTGTGTCACACGCTCTGCTGTCTCCAGACTTGCTGCACCATAAGGCACAATCATGTCTTCAGCAGGGATAAACATCGCCACCTGACGGCCCAACGCTGGGTCGTAGTACACCTTCTTAAACGCAGAGCCCGCCAGCGGCAGAGCAAACAACATCTTCTCGTGCTCTGGGCGGTACTCCACCATCTCGTCAGTCAGCTTGTAGTTCATATCTTCACGAACCCGCGCTGCTGCTTCTTCCTTCATCTTGTCGATTGCGCCGACGATCTGAGTCTTGACAGGACCCATGGCTGGGAACGTCTCAACAATAGCTTCTGATTGGAACCGCACCACTGCTTCAGTTAGCATCGGATGGAACACACCACAGGCTCCAGCCCAAGGTTCTGTGCGCTCCTCGCTCTTTAAACCCAACAGTTTCAAGCCCTTGGTATAAGCATCCACCCAGTCTTTGCGTGAGTCTACGTCGCCGGTAAAGTCACCCAGCAACTCATCGCCCAAGCCCTGTAGCTCACTGTCGTCCATAAACTCAGCGAGGTTGGCGTCAAAGTCTTCTGCCGTTTCTTCGCCTTGCTCAATATCTACTTCCATGCCATCCGCACGGATGCGTACCGCTTCTGGGTCTTCGATCTCGATTTCCAAGTCGGGTTCCGCCGCAGTTGCATCGGCTATGCCGAGAGGCGCTGCATACAGTCCTTTATCAATTGCCATGATTTTTCCTTAAACGTTATAGAAGCGTTCTTGATTTCTGCGTCCTTTGAACCACTGAATTTCTTCTGGCTCGTCACTGGGCAGGCGTATGAACCCACCTTGACGGAATCTTGCCAACGCAAGTGTCGTTGCATCGACCAAGTCATCATGCTCGCCGCTGGGGAAACTAGCGATCTCGTCTATAAGCTCTTCAGCCCAGCGAGTCTCTGGCACCCATACCTTGCCTGATGCTATTAAGTCCGACACCGCATTCAACCTACTTATCTTGTCACTGCCTTTGCCCGGAGTGAACTCCTGCGCGGGTATCCCCATCGCCCTGAACTCATATATAAGAGGCGCACCTGTGGCCTTCTTCTCAATCAGAATGCTGTCAGGCTCCCACTCGCGGTAGTGCTCGAACGCCTTTTCCTTAAGCTCGATCCACTCCATGCGCTCCTTGAAGCTATTTAGCAGGATGATGTTGGCCTGCCCGTGGTCCTCGTCGTTATAGAAGATGCCCCACGTTGTACATGCCGAATAGTCAGCCCGTGTATTCTTCTCGAATGCCGTATCCCATGTCTGCAAGATGTAGTCACACTGCGGCGGGCGCTCGCCCTCCCATATCTTCCACCATTCCCGCTTAATAATTGCAGAGCTATCCGAGGTCGGCTGCTGCTGGTACTGGGCCATCCACTTGCTATTTGGCAGTTCGGTGTGCAGAGCCTCAAGCTCGTCCTTGCTCCAAAACTCAGGCCACAGCGGGTTGCCACTAGGCAAAATAGCCGGGAACTCGATCACTTCCCAGTCGTCACCACCCCGTGCGGCACTAGATTTAATCACCTGCCCAGTAAGATCGCGGAGTGACCACCGCGTCATCACTATAACAATAGAGCCACCCGGCTGGAGTCGCTGACGAGGACCCGATGTATACCACTCGTACACCTTGTCGTAGATGTCAGGGTTCACCTGTGCGAGCGCCGCCTCCTGTTCCGAGTGCGGGTCGTCAATTATCAGCACATCAGCGCCTTTACCGGTCACCGCACCGCCCACACCGATAGCAAAGTAGTCGCCACCCTTGCTGGTATTCCACCGACCTGCCGCTTTTGAGTCCGCAGACAGGGACAAGTTGGGGAAAATGTTCCGATAGACCTCGGAATCCACCAGATTTCGCACTTTTCGACCGAAACCCACGGCCAATTCCGCCGTGTGAGACGCCTGAATCACCTTTTTGTGAGGAAACTTGCCCAAAAACCATGCTGGCAGCAGGTATGAGGCGAATTCTGACTTCGTGTGCCGTGGTGGCATGTTGATGATGAGCCGTTTGCAGGTTCCATTAGCCACTCTTTCAAACGCTTCAGCCATTCGAGCATGGTGTCTCCCCGCAATGAAGGTCGGCCAGACCGCTTCGACAAACTTAATGAACTTTTTCTGCTGCAGTTCCTTCTGTTTCATCGCATCCAGAGCTTCCAGCTCGAACAAAAGCTGCCGCCGTTCCTGTTCCGATAGCTTGGGCAGGATTTTTGGAAGGTCTTTTAGGGATACGGAGTCAATTATGTTCGTCATCGGCCCCCCCTAGTTGGTCTTCTAGGTGTGCCATGGCACGTGGTTCATCGTCTGCCACGCCAAGCTCGATGTCTAAGCTGTCTGAAATGGGGGTTACGTCGATAACGTCACTATTAAGCAGTCTCTTAATTCTCTCTTTAATAGCTGACTCAAGGTCATCGGACGATTTGTGGTTGATTGTGATCTCGCTGCGCTCGGTGAAGAGGCCAATGTCGCTGTGCTTGCCTAGTAATTCCAAGGCTTTCAGCTCGTACCGTGGGTCGCCACAGTTGGCAATCTCCATCAGCTTAGCTGTTATCGCGCTTCGCACTTCGTGCATATCCGCAGCGACTCTGTTCGCATACGTCTTCAGAAATAGATTGGCGGCAAAAGCAGTCTCGGGCCGCTTTAGTTCCTTACCCGCTTTACTGCGCTCGGATGCTTTGAACAGTGAGACCGTTTTGTCTATATCGGCTGTGTCTATCTCAATAGGGGAGCCGAGCTTCTCTAGTATTTCTGCGGTATTTGCGGCGACAACGACTTCATCCTGAAAAGTACTTAGCTCTTCAGGCGCGGTGTTATAGGGCACCGGGTGATCGTCAGTGGGGTCGATCTTAATCATAGCACCGCAGGGGTAATGGCGGGAGTGAGCGGAGCTTAGCACAAAAAATATATACCGGGGGTATAGCGAAATCAAAATGATAAGGGGGGTGTTGCTGAGAAAAGTATAAGGCTTAGACCGTATAAATATGTATGGGGTGGGGGTAATAACTTATCAATGTAGGTAGGATAAGTTTAATGTTGTCAATTTGGTTATGGAATTGTGATGTGTGTGATTGACTGTGCAAAACAGAGTGTAGGGCGGAGCGCGGAGTCCCAAGTCTGATTTTGGGGTGGCGGGGTATGGCGGGGTACGGCGGAAAAAAATCTTATTTGTCATACGATTTGCTATAGTTCAATCACTGGCTCACAACGCAGCCAGTAGCGCGAAACACGGCGCGGAGGGCGCGACTGGCTTTAGTCACGCGGCGGCGCAACGCCTACGGGCTTGCACGTTTGCAGTGTACGGTTGAATCGCGGTAGTACCTCCCCCGCCCTGTTGCTGTCGTAACTCTTTTACAATTTTATGTACTCTTTGCGCTCGCGCATTGGACACGGTTTCTTGTGTATAAATAAAGCCTGATTGTGGCGCAGCCTCTCGAAAACTGCGTTTGCTTCAAGGATGGGACTCGTGTGATCGCGTTGCGCGGACACGTCCTCAGCGGAGCTTTGCACAACAGGATCGCTAAGATTAACGGCGCATTGCAAGTATGACAAAACTGCAGTGCGCTCGCGCTGGCACACCGCGAAGTAGTGTGCCGATTCGCAAGTACATTCAACCGAGTGTATTTGTTTATCAATCTAATCTTGGAGATTTCAAAATGAACAACATCGCACAATTCGACACCGCTGACCTGAACAACGCAATCGTAGAGTTCGGCCCCGCTCAGGTTGTAGTGTCCGGCAAAACCGTAACAGAAAAGAAACTGTCCGCTGTCGGTCAAGCCTCTGCGCCTGCTCTGGCTTATCTCAGTAATCAGAAGGGCAAGCTCGGCAAGTATGCCCGCGAGGGTCTGTCTGTTGCAGGCGAAGCAATGATCGCTCGGGCTGCGCGGGCTGGAAACTACAAGCCACTCACGGACGCTATCGCTGCTATCACAGGTGCAAGCCTGACAATCCGCAATCGCGCTGAGTTCGAGACACTCGGCGGACGCTTCGAAGATCAACTGCGCGACCTGAAAAATGGTGGCTACATCGTTTGTAAGAAAACAGGCATGGACAAGCCTAGCAGCAAGCGTAACGTTCTGATGCAAGTGATCGCGCTGATCGCTGAAGTGCAAGCCTCTGCTGCTGCAATGTAATGTGGAGTATCGTTAATCACGGGGCGCATTGCGCCCCGTTTTGCTTTGTAAGAAAATATGTTATTGTAATGTTAATTGTAAGGGGTATTGTAAGATGTAAGTCCTTGATTTTAAAGCAATGTAAGATTGTAAGAGAATTTTTAGGGTATGAAAGCACCTCCGTGGGAATCTGAGGGGCAACGAGCCTTCTTGCAACTGCTTAAATTTAGGGCAGCCGTATATGTGTACTTTCCAAAATTCTCTTACAATCTTACATTATACTTATTTAATAATAATAATATAACTAAACTCTCTCAAACCCCGCATTTTTGCTAGACCACTTTGCATTTCCTTTTGTAAGATTCACTTCTTACATTACACCCCATTTCTCTTACAACCTTACATCACTTCTCTTACATTCCGTGAGACGGTGCATTGTAAGATTTTCCACGAAAGGAAGCATCATGACCCAAGCACAAGCACAGGCATTGCTCGCCGCCGAATTCGAGTACTGCGTAACAGAAGCAGAAGAGGCGGTGCTCGATCGCCTTGAGCAGGAGTGGCTAACCATGTGTCGCGCAAACCGACTGGAAGACTTTGACTTCTGGACTGTACGTTAAAGAAGCGGGGCTTGCCCCGCAGGGAACTGGCATTTCTTACATTACCTTGGAGAACAACATGAACAAGATCAAAAACTACGGCTACGAAATCCTATGCACCTTGTACTGCGCGGCGATGCTGTTCACTGCGTACCTGATGATGGTGGTGTGACATGGAAGACTTCGAATGGCAGGCATTGATTGCCGCACTGATCGGCGCAGTTATCGGGGTATTCCTCGGACTGCTTCTTATACATTTACTAAGGCTCTGACATGGACAGACATGATGTGACAGGGATCATTTGCGGTGTCACATTAGCCGCATTACTACTACTTGTGTATCTGGAGGTGATATGAACGAAGACGCAAGATACCTTTGCGCTGAGTGTTGGGGCTTTGTAGACCACAGGCGCATTGCACTGGGGTACAGGCTGTGCCTAGCTTGCGGCGAGGCCAAGGCTAAGAAGGAAACGCATTGCGTAGTCCCAATGCCCAAGAGTAATTACATCGTAGTAACAGACCCTGCCCTGCTCAAGGGGCTCAACTCATCACACAAGGGAGGCATAGCATGAGCAAGCTTAACAACCTAGCAACAAACCTTCAATCCCCGCTGTTCGCAACCCGCGAGACCATTGAGGATGCTTACAAATACGTATCCGACATCATTAACACACTGCCAACCCACGAGCAGGTCGCGGTGTACACAGCAGTACAGGTTCTGGTCAACACCATAGCCGAGGAAGTTAAACGCCTAGCAGAGCAAGACGAGGAAGTGCTGGTCAACTCTGATGGGCAAGAGATAGGGAGAGGGATATGAAGACGAGTGAACTGACGGGCGCTGCGCTGGACTGGGCAGTGGCTAAGTGTGAGGGTTTAATCAACGGCGATGCCCTAGATGTGGGCTTTATTCGTGAGGGTGGGTACACACCATCAACCAACTGGGCACAAGGCGGGGCAATCGTAGAGCGCGAGAAGATCAGCTTGATATGGATGGAGTTCATCGACGAACAGTACTGGATTGCAAATATCACCGGCGACAAGTACGAGTACGAGGAAAGAAGCGCGAAGGTACTAGTCGCAGCCATGCGCTGCTACGTGGCAAGCAAACTGGGTGATGAAGTACAGATACCGGAGGGGATATGACTGAGTTAAGTGACGATGCACTGCATCTATACAAGGTGCTGCGAGCCATGGTCAAGGACAACAAGGACAGGTACTGCGCGGAGATACTGGAAGCCACAGCTTTCCTGTTCGACAAGTATGGCAAGGACGCAGACATAAGGGCGAGGAAGCAACTAGAGGAGGGGGTATGAGTGACGTAACCTTACTAGGCGTACTAGCTGCGGGGCTAGGGATGTACTGCCTACACCTGCAATGGAAGTACCGCATGATGTTAGAAATGATGCAAGTAATACTCATGGGCATATACGAGGGCGACGCTGAGATAGAGAAACGCGGGGACTTGTACTTCCCTGTGCCTAAAAAATAAGCAGTTCAACCTGTAGTACTAACAACGAAGGAGCTAAGCATGGAAATCAATTTCGGCAAGACCGTGACGTTGAAGCAAGCGGCTGCAATCATCGCAGCTACCCCTAAGAATCGCTACATGCTGCGCGGCGAGCCGGGCATCGGCAAGTCTTCCATCATGGCGGCGTTGAAAGAGAAGTTCCCCAACCACCACGTAGCCTACATGGACGTGCCCAACATGGACTTGGGTGACATTGCTATGCCTGTCATCGACAAGGACTCACGCACTACCAAGTATTACCCCAACGCTAGGTTTATGTTCCACACCGGCGAGCCTGTCATCGTGATGCTTGACGAGTTCAGTAAGGGTGCTGCGCCTGTCATCAATATGCTGCATCCACTGCTTGAGGCACACAACCCGAGGCTCGGTGACATACCTGTGCACCCCGACAGTATTATCTTCATGACCGGCAACCTTGCCACTGACGGTGTAGGTGATACGTTGAAAGCCCATACGTTGAATCGCATCACGCCGATACAAGTCAGCAAGCCTAGCTTCGAGGAGTGGTCTGAGTGGGCGATGGACAACGGCATCGAGGCCGAGATACTGGCGTTCGGTAAGCAGTTCCCACAGATATTCGCAAGCTACACAGACGGGAGCCAGAAGGAGAACCCGTACATCTACAACCCGCTGCGCCCTAGCACTGCATACGTATCCCCTCGGTCACTGGAGCGTGCGTCCAACATCGTCAAGATTCGCAAGGAGCTTGATCCAGATAGCGTGATCGCCGCACTGTCCGGCACTATCGGTGAGGCTGCGGCTCGGGATATGCAAGCCTACCTTGAGTTCTCTGACCAGCTACCTACGTGGGAGTCAACGATCAAAGACCCGCGTGGTGCTCTTGTGCCTGAGTCAGCAGGTGCTTGTGCCATCGTGGTGTTCGGTGCAATCAGCAAGGTGGACAAGGCAACCATCACACCATTCATGCAGTATCTGGAACGCTTTGCACCTGAGTGGCAAGCAGCATTCGCAATCAACATCGCCAAGTCTAAGTCTAAGCAGCAGGTAGCGTTTAGCTGCAAGGCATTCAGCGACTGGGTTGCACGCAACGAGGACTTGCTGTGAGTATGAGTAGGGACGGGGCGTTCTATGAGTACATGCGAAACAGGTACAAGGGCAAGGTGTTCAAGATCGAGCGCCTATCTAACCTTCCGTACGACACGATGATCGTGCGGGTGGAGTTTCATATACCTGCGGATGAGGCCGATGAGATCGAGATGTATAAGCGCATCATCAGCGTGATCGATGTAATAGCGGAGGGAGGCGATGGGGGTAAACCTAAGTAAGGAGGAGTACGGCGGCACGTACGGTTGGGGTTGGTTTCCAGAGGACAACTCTGACCGTAGATCACCTAGAACACCACTACGAGTGCGGGTAGTACGGTATGACGTAGAGGGTGTTCAGAAACTTAGTGAGCCAATGAGCCGTGAAGAAGCTATCGAGTATTGCCTACGCATCATCAAGATAACAGGTGGGCAATTGCTTGATTCTGACAAAGAAGCAGCAGAAGACTTTCTTAACAGGAGGGGTACATGACAGAAGAACGCAAGCTGGCGAAGGTCAAGATCAGTCTCATGCGTGAGCCTAAGTTCGCACTGTGGCAGGGTGTGATGATGGTGGGCAAGACACGCATTGATGACCGAGTACCAACAGCAGCAACCAACGGGCGCGATGAGGTGTATGGGCGCAAGTTCGTCAAGGACTTGTCGGAGAAGGAACTGGCATTCGTAGTTCTCCACGAATGTATGCACAAAGCGTATCGG